AGCAACTGGAGACTTAGTGCTGACAACTACAAATTTAGATGCTGGAGACGTGTTAACATTAATTATAAAAATCACTCAAAACTGAGAATAATTATAAAATTAATTTGACAGCATAGTCTGTATAGTCTATAATAAAGAAGTGGACTAAATAATGGAAGTAGGCGTAGCCGTAATTCCTAACATCTCTCGACTTGTCGAGCAGCTACAAAGTCCATCCCATAGTGAATCTGGAATGATTCACCCAGCCAAGCTGGAGGGCAAGGCCACTAAGTCCTTTATGACATACTGACGAGTATGAGTGGTAAGCTGCAAGCAAGGTCGAGAGGGTTTGCTAATGTAGAGCTCACAGGGATTGCCCGTGGTGAGTACCTCTTCTTTAGTAATTTAATTGGAAGGTAAATGGCAGATAGATTCAACCCCGGACGCGTAGGCGATTGGGTAGTTTTTTGTGATATTTGTGGACAGAAATGTTACGCCTCAGAAGCCACTAAGTTATCGACTTATACAGGCAGAGGCGGTCTCATTGTATGTTCTAAAGACGTTGACAAAATAGACTATGGCTTAATACCTTATAAAACCCCTACAGAAAGAAATGTCCCTTGGACAAGAATCAACCACACAGACGTAGCTGATGGTTCCCCCATATACGACCTTCAAGTTGATACAGTGGAACAAATAAGCTCATATCAATACTTAGTCACTTCTCAAGGTGAGGAACAAATTTTAGTGCTCAGCCAGAATGAAGACGTCTGGCTGGCCACATCACAGGAGATATAATGGCAATTAGCACTAAGAAAGTCAATCAACTAAATAGCGGCGGAACTCTTGCAGCAGGTGATAAAGTTGTCGGTGAAAAGGTTGCTGGAGTAACGTCTCTATTAACCGTAGGTCAATTACAGCCGTCAGATGGTGACAAAGGTGATTTAACAGTTGCTTCATCAGGCACTGTATGGACAATTGACAATGACGTAATCACTTACGCTAAGATGCAGAATGTAAGTGCGACAGATAGGCTCTTAGGTAGAAGCACAGCTCTTGCCGGAGACGTAGAAGAAATTATATGTACAGCTGCTGGTCGCAATTTGCTAGACGATGCCGATGCTTCTACACAAAGAACAACACTAGGACTAGGCACACTAGCCACACAAAGCGGAACGTTCTCAGGAACCTCTAGTGGTGCGAATACAGGTGACCAAACCTCAATAGTGGGTGTTACAGGCACTAAAGCACAATTTAACACAGCTGTCTCTGATGGTGATGTTTTATTTGCAGATGGCGGAACAGCTACGGGCGTTTATGACTTTGGAGGAGCAACCAGTTTTGAACTTCCTAATAATGCATCCCCCACAGTTGATGCTGACGGAAAGATGGCAGTGGATACAACTGTCGCTGATTTCTCACATGGAATAGTAAAATATTATAGTGGAGAAGAATTGGGCGTTGTAAGTATGCCTATAGCTCAATTTACATCTCCCCCGAATGGATATCTAGTTTCATACAATAGTACAGCAGATGAATTTCAATTAACAGTGCCTCCCTCAGGTTTCGACCCTAATGCCACAGCAGGCACTAATAATGTTATTGTAGGCACCACTGCGGGGGACTCTATTACATCAGGAGGCAACTTCAACGTTTGTGTAGGGTATAGTGCAGGAACAGCCATAACCACATCTGATGATAATGTGGCTATTGGATATCAAGCACTAGCTGCTGTAACTACGGCTACAGTGAACGCCACAGCAGTGGGTTCAGGTGCGCTAGGTTCTTTAACAACTGGCACTGGAATGGTAGCTGTTGGATATTTAGCAGGGACTTCTCAAACTACATCGATAGGAGGTGTGTACATAGGAGTGCAGGCAGGTTGGACTAACACAGGTGCAGCTAACATCTGTATAGGCACCTCAGCTATGTCTAATGGTACTGGTAGTAGAAACAACAACGTTGTTATAGGGGACAATGCAGGTAACTTCGGCACTGGCAGTAACTCAATTGTTATTGGACCCGGCACTACAGGTAGACAACATGGTTCCAACTGTGTATATGTAGGTAGTACAGCAGGACAGAATGCCACAGGTGCAAGCAATACAGTGTTGGGAGATAGTGCATTAAGCTCAGGCGCCGGAGGTGCAGCAGCTAGTAATGTCGCAATAGGTGCAGGAGCCATGATTGCAGGTGCTACAGGAGCTATAGTGTTCACCTCAGCAACAGGTAACACATGTGTAGGTAGTAGAGCAGGCATAGATTCAGAAGCTTGTTTAAATGCCATAGCAGTGGGACGAGATGCTGTCACTACAATAGCAACAGGAACCGCCTCAAGCGACCACGGTCCAGGTATAGCCATAGGTTCAGCAGCATTTCCAGTGGGCTTCAGAGGCAACGGTACAATTTACGCAGCAGTGGGGGCTAGTGCAGGATATTGGAGACTTAAAATTAATGGAACAGTTTATAAAATAAACTTATTTGGGGACACTTAATATGAACTATCAAATGCCACAAGAACATTTAAATGAAATACTAGACTACTTAATTCAATGTCCATATAAAGAAGTGCACGACCTAGTTGAATATTTAAAGCAAGCAAACCCCGTAAAAGAAAATGTCGAGAAGTAACAGCTGTACGATGTTTAATTAATAGTGATTCCTTCACAAAAGAAATTTGGTAATGAGTGATGAGAAAATAACCCTGTTATTTCCTCCTAAGATGAGAGAACAATAAATGGCACGAAGTGGAAGTTATAGTTTTGCTCTAGACAGAGACACAATAGTTAAACGAGCTATGCAGCTTGTTAACTTAATTAACATCAATCAAACTGCTAGAGGTGCTGACCATGAATACGCTGTAGACATCTTTCAGAGTATGATTAAACTGTGGCAAGCAGAAGGCATTCAGTTATGGAATCGTAAACAAGCTACATTGTTCACAGCCTACCAAGACAGACAATACAGCATATCTAACACTGGCGACCATTGCGCTAATACATATATAAACACCACACTATCTGCTGCAGAAGCCTCAGCCCAAACAGTGCTCTCAGTGACTTCGAGCGCAGGCATGACAGCGGCTGACAAGGTGGGAATAGAGCTAGATGACAAGAGTCGTCAGTGGACAACAATTGTCTCTGTAGACTCAGCAATACAAATAACTGTAACAACAGCTTTAACAGGAGCAGCAGCTTCTGGAAACACTGTTATTACATACACTAATAAGATTGCTGACAGACCATTACGTATTCTAGATGCTCGCACCGTGGATTTAAAAAATAACAAGAATTCTGTTTCTATGGAAATTATTGGATATGACCAATATTTTAACATCCCAGTTAAGACAAGTGATGGCCGACCTCTTAATTTCTATTATGATAAAATGCTTGATGCGGGTGAGCTCTATGTATATCCTCGTCCAGATAATGTAAATGAGCTCATTGAGTTCACCTATCATGAATCAATTGAAGATGTAAACTCTTCAACAGACTCTATGGACTTTCCCCAAGAATGGACACTACCTCTTATATATGGACTAGCCACAGAATTGTGTGTGGCGTTTGGCAAGTTTGAAGAATTGAAAACCATTAAGCCGTTGGCCGACCAATACAAACAAATAGTAAGAGAATTTGATAATGATGAATCTCCCTTCTATTTACTTCCTGATATGAGTGCATACAAATGCAGATAGACATCATTGGAGGTACGTATGAACATAATTTCAAAGACTGGAATGCCCAGCGTACAATCAATTGGTATCCTAAAATAACAGACTCTAAATCGCAAGAAAAGAATAAAACCCAAATAGCTCTATTCCCACGTCCTGGACTGTCTCAATGGACAGACCTTGGAGGTGATTCTGTTAGAGGCTTATATACGGCCATTACGCTCACACAGGAGCGTTGTTTTGCTGTTGTTGGCACCAACCTATATGAAATCAATTACGACATGTCATACACGCTCAGAGGAGCTTTAACAGACATGGCCTCTGGAAGCAAGTCTAAAGTGTATATGGCCACTAATGGTAATGGTGAATTGTTTATTCAAGACACCCTGGCTGCTTATGTATATACATTGTCCACTAATACGTTGACAAAGGTGGCAACTAGTGACTATCCAAATGGAACAACATTAGACTATGCAGATGGTTATTTTGTTATTTCAGGTAAGAACGGTAGAGTGCATTTTAGTGGTTTGAACGATGGTTTTTCATGGCCTGGATTCAATTTCTTCACTCCTACATTTAAGCCAGATGGTGTTAAAGCTGTTGTTACATTCCGAGAAGAAATATATTGTTTTGGTGATGAAACCATAGAAGTGTATATTAATGATGGGTCTACACCATTTGTGCGTCAATCACGCACGTCAATGTATTTTGGAATAACAGCACGTGACAGTGTAGCTGTCCACCAAAGTGGTGTGTTTTTTCTAGGGAAGAGCAAGACAGGTGGTAATGTAGCATATATGATGGGAACGGATTATTCTCTAACACCTATTAGCACACCTTGCATCACTGATAGATTAAACAAGTTTGTTAATAAAGATGCAGAAGGATTCGTCGAAACTACAAGGGACGGCCACATATTCTATCATCTTCATTTACCTGCAATGAAAACTACATTGGTTTATGACATGACTACAGGAATGTGGCATGAAAGACAAAGTCAAAAGCTAGCTTCAGACAATAATGGAGCATCTCCTCAAGATATGTATCGTGGACGTTGCTTCGCAACATTCAAAGGCATCAATCTGTTTGGCGATTGGTGGTCAGGAAAGATATTCAAAGAAGACAATACAGTGAGCACAGACGATGGAATGCCTCGTGTACTTAGTCGCACTAGTTCGGTGTTTCATAATGAACAAAAAAACATATCAGTTTACAATTTAGAATTTGAAGTTAATTCAGGAATGGGAACAACTGTTG